TCTACCAGCCGACTATCTCAGTAAACAATAGCGGCCAATACAAGCGCAGCTATGCAAGCGAGGGGAACTTTTACGCTCAAGAAATTATACCAGACACCGGGAATGTCGGTACCGAGATTATGGTAAACGATCAAATGCAAAGTAGTATCATAGTTACTTGGCGTATGCGTTACCAAACCGCAATCAAAGAGAGCTGGAAGATTGGTTATGATAGCAAGTTTTATGACATCGTATCCATCGCCCCCGAAGGGCGGCTCCGTTTTATTTTAGTAAAAGCTAAATTACGAGACAATGCCACGCTCTAATACTATCTACTTAGAAAGCCAATCCGGTAGAACTGAAAGTTTTGAAGACTTCAGAAAAAGACTCAGTAAGCTAGGAACTAGCGAAGGCATGAGATTTAGGGAAGTGCGAAAAGTATTATTAAAAGAAGCTCAACCTTTAGTAACCGAAGCTAGGAACCAAGCGTATGCCGGTAGTCAAGAAAAAAAAGGCGGTAGGCTTAAAACAATGGGCAAAGGTGGCGCAGCGTTTCGCAACTTATATGGTTCCATAGGTAAGTGGGCTAATAAAGGAACCGAAAAGGCGTACGTTATCGTAGGGTTAAGAGGTCAGAACAAAAGACCAGCCGGGGCATTTTATGCCGTTTGGCAAATGTTTGGAGGTACTGCAAAAAACTTTGAAGCTAAAGACTTTTTAGGGAAAGCGGTAAGAAGTACAAGCGTAGTTGAAAAAGCGCAAAGGATGATGCAGAAACACATCCAAAAGCGCATAACTTCGATACTACGATGAATTACTTACAATATGTTTACGATGCGGTAGATGCAGCAACTGCAAAAGATGTCTACGCCTATGCCGCTCCACAAGGACTAACAACGGATTACATCATTATTACCATAACTGGTGTCGATGTAACAGAGAGCAAAGATTGGGCAACTGCCGAAGGCGTAAGCGCAAGTTTGTTTTTTCACTTTGTAGATGCAGACACCGCACAAGCGGAGTTAGCTACAATAAGAGAGGCAATAAAGACAAATACAAACTATACAGAGGCACATTTAGAAAGCCTTCAATTTTTCTATGACGATATTAACGAGCGAGTTATCATGGCTTGCGATTTTATTTTTAACATCAATCTATAATTATGGCATCAATTGCAGGCGGAGAATTCCGCATTTTATTATCTAACGACGGCGGCTCTACGTACAAGGGCTTCGCGTTAGAATCAGATTGCTCCTTCGAGCTAAATTCTGAAACAAGAGAAACAACTTCTAAGGAAGATGCTTCGTTTCGTTCATATGTAACATCTGCCAAAACTTGGAGTGTTTCCGGTTCTGGTTTATTTGGAGATGGCGCAACTGATTGGGATCCAGACGAGTTATATAACTTGCTCGGTACTTCCGTTACTTTAAAAATTACTCCATGTGACATTGGTACCGTTACTCCAACTACTGGAAAGGCTAACATTTCTGGTTCAGCAATCTTAACCCAATTATCTGGCTCATTTGCTGATAAGGATAACGCAACTTATTCTTTTTCATTGCAAGGTACTGGAGCTTGGACAGAAGGAACTAACTAAACAATAAGTAAAAATGGGAAAAAAATTCACACTCGGTGCAGCTTTATTGTTTGAAGAGATAACCGGCGGCAGCGTAACAGATATGACCAAACCGAAGATATCGGATATGTTAACTATGTTATACGCTCAAGAACATTGGGATAATGACAACCGGCCCACATTTGAAGACTTCAAAAAGGAGTGTTCACCTTTAGCGTTAGAGGAACTTACCGAGAGGCTTAACGGCCCTTTTTCCCAGCCGGCGGCGGAGTAGACGTACTTGGTTTGCTGGTGGGGCGCTTAGGGCTATCTCTAAGGGATGCAAAAGCTCTCGATAACAAAACAATCGAAGCCGTCATTAAACATGGCTTAGAAGACGTTAAAGAAGATTGGAAGAGATTCCGTTGGCTTGCCACTATATTGGTAAATGTCAGCGGTAAAAGTGTAAAGCGTAACATTCAAGATACCGACTTGTTACGTTTTGAAGATGAAAAAAAAGAGAACGGCTTTGCCGAGTTTTATAAAAATGTAACAAATGGCCCAAGACGCGACAAGTAAAGTAATTCTAGGAATGGATGTCCGGGAGTTCCGAAAGGGGATCCAGAAGGTGGATAGTTCATTAAAAGGTATCTCTCGAAAGTTCCAAAACTTGGGCGGTGTTATTGGTGCAAGCTTTGCAGTTAGTCACATTCAAAAGTTTGGCGCAGAAGCTATTGAATTAAATTCACAACTTACAAAAGCAGCGGCTGGCTTTAAGCGGTTTGGCGATGCAAGCGTATTAAGAGAAATGCGCAAGTCTACCATGGGACTGGTTACGGATTTGGAGCTTATGCAACAATCCGTTAAAGGTGCAAACTTAGGCATACCCATTAAAGACATGGGGACTCTTTTAGAGTTTGCTAAACGTAGAGCAGATGAAACCGGGGAGAGTATGGATCATCTGGTTAATTCTATCGTTGAAGGTATAGGCCGAAAGTCTACAAGACGACTGGATAACTTAGGTATATCAGCGCAAAGGCTTAAAGAAGAGGTCGGAGGTATCAGCTTGGAAATGGCAGACGTTGCCGATGTATCTGCCGCAATGACTAGAATAGCCGTTGAGGAATTAGATAAGATGGGCGAGGCTACAATTACTACGGCGGATAAATTTACACAATTAAGCATCGAATTTGAGAACGCCAAAGCCGGTGCCGGAGAGTTATTTGCATCATTAGGATTATTAGGTTTACAACTATTAAAAGTTGGTAAGTATAATGATATGTTTTATGATCGGCCAGATGCACCAAAAGCCATTGAAGATCCCAAAGACCCTTCCTTTTTTGCGCCATCTATTTATTTTGATCCTAATACGGTCAAACAGATGGAAGCTCCTATCCAAACTTTAAAAGACTTACAAGATCAAGTTGCAAACTTAGAAAAAGAATTAAAAGGGTTAGACATTACTAGCCTTGAATTTGTTGCTACTTTAAATGAACTTGAAGATTTGCAAACAGAGATTAAGTCTTTAAAAGATTTAAATGACTTTGTATCTCTAGGGGCTAAGTCCTTTGCAGAAATGAATTTAGAAGTAAAAGAATTACCAAGGGTTATTAATCAAGTAGGCCGATTCTTGGAAGGTTCCAAAAAACAATTTAACAGCTTTAATAAAACTATTGATGAAAGCGTGTTAGTTTTAAATGCGGTCAGTAGGGTCGGCGTAGAGATTGGTAGAATATTAGAAACTAGCTTTAATTCAGCAATGAACAACGGCGAAGATTTTTTTGAGACTATGAGAAATGGGCTAAGAAATTATGCCAAGCAAATGGCGGTAGCTACTGGGGCAACTTTAGCACTAGCAGCGGCATTAAGTATTATATTCCCAAAAATTGGTTTTAACGCGTTATTTAAAAGCATTGGAACTGGTATGGGTTTACCTTTTGCTAGTATTTTAGGAAGTGGAACATCTCAAGCGGTAGTTAAAGGGAATGATTTATTTGTTTCAATAGAAAGAAACACAACCGCAAATACTCGCATAGGTGGCTAAACAATTAATAGCAACGGCAAAGACCGCAGACCATGACTTCGCTATCTGGGCAATTAATCCACCATTTAGCGCGAATCCCTATACTTTTGACATTGCGAGCTGGTCAATAGATTACCGCGCTTTAGATAGTAACCAGCCCGGCTTTTTACCTTCTGTTTGTACGTTCCAAGCTCTCATTAATGATAACGACTTCACCACCAATTTGCGTAGCATTTTACAAGATGCAACCGGGATGTATTTTGTCAAGATTACTAAAGGCATAGACGTTGTTTATGTTGGCTTTATTACTCCAGATCTAGGAGAGATAGAATTGATTAACGGCCAAAGATTTATAAAGTTTGTAGCCTCTGATGGTTTCCAGATGCTAGATAAAGTGAGTTCTATTTACGATTTTACCGGCACCGGAGTAAAGCCATTTACTACTCAGATTTACGACATATTTGACTTCTTTGATTTCTGGGAGGTATACGATGCTTATGCAATTTCTGAACACCCTATACCAAATGAAGCCCTTTCATTAGGTGCTACTAACGGCGGTATGTATTGGACTGGGTGTATACAAAACGGTTTGTATTTTAACGATACAGACTGGCGAACATTTAGAGATGTAATGAATGACATATTGGTAACCTTTGGTCTGCAATGTTTCCAAGACAAAGGGCTTTTAGTGTTTCGTAGTACATGGTACAAAACCCCAGCATGGTACAATTTTTATGGATACCAAGGGGCTTTTTTGTATCGGTTAACTGGTTATAGCGTAACAGATACCGCAGAGGTATTTAGTGATGGTTTAGAGTTATTTAAAGCAGCAACGCGCCAAGTGTTTATAACACATAACCAACCGAGTAGCGCGATAATTAGAGATGAGGTAACCCAGTATAAAAGCCGCACCAATTATTATGTAGGGAATGCAGTCGCAACCGGTACAAACAAGTTAAGATATTCGGCAGCCTTAAAAATAAGAGTAGGACTTCCCGGGGGTTACGATAGCCATGCAGAGGTTGAATGGAATATATATTTTCGTTATGGTCAATTTTATTATAATGGTTCAGCGTGGACAACTACTCCCAGTTCATTAACATACACCGACCAAAAGGTAATAGTCGCTCCGCCATCTTCTAGCTTTGTTGACTTTACACATGGAGTTAATAACTTAGATACTGCCGTACTACCAAATATTAGCAGCCAGCCAATATATGTAACGGTTATAGGAACACAAACCGCTGGCGATCCGTTTGATAGTAATATAACAACCAGCACGCTAGTGGTAGAATACCATGCGAGTACGCCAGATTCAACGGTTTACTATGCAGATAATACTAAAAAGCGAAACGGTGTAGACTCTAATTTTACCACAGAATTAGGAGATATTTACCAGAGTAGCAATGTGGCCACACCAATAGCTGGAGAGTTAAGAGCTTTTCTAAATACCGGGAGAACAATAAGCGCAACTAACCTAGAGTGGGATGATGGTAAAAATTTATTGCTTACAAAGAATGCCATTGAATTGGCAAAGATTGCATTTAAGCCGCAACAATATTACGAGATCGAATTGACTAAGCCAATTAGCTACAATCACAAATTTACTTTTGGCTCGGTAGATTATAAGCCTTTGAACCTATCATTCAATGAAAAGACTACAACCGTCACTTATAGGGAATGGGTGTACGGCGATATATTAACTGATCCAAAGAACGGCAGACCGGATCAATTACTACCGCCATTATGATAACCTACGAACTACCGGCGAACCCATTGTATTACGCATACGTTTTAAACGATGGCGGCACCGTTGAAATTAATAACTGCACAAGATTATGAATATAAACCAATTTATAACTATTTTTACCGGAGTGGCTAATCCAGCCGGCTTAAAATTTGAAGCATACAAAACGTATGTACTAGCCGATGGAGGTACCATAGAGGCGCAAGATTGCACAATTAACGAAATAGCTGATTTATCATGAGTTCATTTTATGACTTAGCGAGCTTAGTAATGATCCCAAGCGGCAAGAAAGCTGGGAAGGTATACTCGCAGAAACCATTATCCACAGACGGACAATTGGATTTTACTAGAGCATCAACGGCCACGCGCATAGGCTCAAACGGATTGATCGAGAAAACGCGTACCAACCTATTATTACAAAGTAACACATTTAACACTACTTGGACAATTAGCAACGTAACTTTAACAAGTGGTCAAAGTGGATATGATGGTACTAATAACGCTTGGCTTTTAAATTCGTCTTTATCGGGTGGTTATTTACGGCAAAATTTAAGTGGTGTAAGTGGTATGAATACTTACTCTCTTTATGTAAAGGCTGGTTCTGTAAGTTGGGTACAATTGACGGGATTTGGTAACACTTATTTTAATCTATCGGGAAGCGGAGCAGTAGGTAATACGTCAGCTATCGCAAAAATAGAATCCGTTGGAAGTGGTTGGTTTCGTTGTTCAGTAACAGGCGATACGTCACCTTCTCAAGTTCGTATTTATTCAGCCAGTGCGGATGGGGTAAATGCATCAGGTACAATCTACATACAAGATGCCCAAATAGAACCGGGGTTAGTCGCTACCAATGTTATTACTACGACAACGGCAGCGGTAAGCGTGGGTAGCGTTGACAATATGCCGCGATTAAATTATACACCGGGATCAGCTACCTCATGCCCCTCACTCTTATTAGAGCCGCAGAGGACTAATGTAGTAACACATAGTGAATATTTTGAGGCAAGCGATTGGAATAAAAATAGTAGTACCGTATTATCAAATCAAATAACAAGCCCAGAAA